ACCCCTAGCACCAGCAAGTGTAAGTTCAATACTAGTGAAATAGTATGCGGTTGTAAGACTTAATTCTCCACTTGATGTAAATGTGCCACTGCCAGTGTATCCACCATCTGCAACATAACTGTTGATGCCATCAGTGCCATCATTAGTTGCAAAAGAACCAGTATTGTTTCCCCCATCTCCACCAGTTTGTGGATTAGATGCATACGAAGCAATGTAATATGGTCCACTATTTCCAGCAGAACCATCTTCATTTTTTTGTTGGAGAACTGCTACTAATGATGAGGCATCTCCAGTAATACTAATTGCTCCACCAGAACCACCAGTAGTATTAGCATATCCCTTTTCTCCACCACCACAAGAAACAGTAAGATCAGATCCTATAGTAACAGAACTAGCAGAACCACTGTTTCCATCACTAAGACCATTAGATCCAGATCCACCGCCACCAGCAACTTGAATGATCATCTTTTCCCAATTATCTGGGAAAGTTAAAGGTGTATTTGTTTGAGCGGTGGTGTAATCGTTTAGTTCATTATATTCAATGATTGGAACACCGCCAAGAAATACTGTTCTACCACCAATAACAGAACCAGTATTGAATGTTTTGAATGTTGTTGGCGGAATATATGTGACAAGTTCATATGTTCCAGCAGCTGCTGATCCAGAAGCAAAGTAATAGTCAGCGCCATCGCTATTGTATTTGACACTACCAGTCCCTTCTGCTCCAGGAACCCAATCAAGAACATCATAAGTAGCAACAGTATTGTCTGCTAATGGTTGTTTTAGCAAAGCATGAGTATGCTCAAAAGCAATACCGCCAACTGGGAAAAATTGATACAACTTACCATTTGATTGTTTATATTCAACCAAATATCTGTCACCACTGTATGCTCCTAAACTCTGAACGTCAGATCCAGGATATGTGTGATAAGCAAAGTGACTGTGCTCAGGAACTCCCTGTAATCTTTTTGCTCCAAGAGTAACGTTGACAGTTTGAGATCCAGTGATACGAGTGCTAGTAGTATCTGTTACATCTGTATATCCAGTTGTTGTAATACTACCAAGAGAGAACAATCCCTCTTGAGCATCTTTGTCAAGCAACCACTTACCACCAACAGAATTAGCACCAGCACCAACACTAATCAATCCAATAGTAGGACTTCCAGGACCATAAACATTACCGTATCCTACAATCTTTCTTGCTTTCAAATCAGGTACATTGAATGTACCAAGTCCAGTCTCACCAAGATAATTAAATACATTATCTTGAGTAACATCCTCAACTTGACCATTAGCATTCAAATTTATTTGTAAATCAAACCCAACTCCACTACCAGCATCATTCAAAGTAAACGAAGGAGTTGATGTGTATCCAAATCCAAGTTTTAGAACATATATTGAAGAAATTACTCCATCAACAATTGTCAATCCAGCTTCAATAACTTCCAAATCACCAGGATTTTGTGGATCATAACCTGCTGGTGGATCAAATGTAATAGTTGTAGTGCCATTATATCCAGATCCTCCATCTAAAATCTGTAAACCTTTTCTTGCTTCACCACCATACTCATTACCAATTGCCTTATACAAAGCAGGATAGTCTTCAATATTGTAAAGAGCACCGTCGCAATAAATGTATCCAATATATTGATAATCTGGATTATTTGGAGTGTCAGCATTTCCAGAAATATTTTTATAACTTCCAGTCACTCCAAATCCAGGAACATATGAATTATCATAGACGTTATCAATAGACTTGAACGTCGTAATAATAGTTCCAACTTCTGTTGTATCAGCAGATTTATCAGAATAATAATTTGATCTGATATTTCTATATTCAGGTTGAGTAGATAGAGTAGTTTGTGGCATGTCAGATCTTGATTAGGTATTCTAAAACAATGAAAGGCATCGATATATTATCTATCGAAGCAGAGTTATCAACAGAAAGATTTAATTTGGTTACCAAATTATCTGGAGATAACTCCAAAGCATCAGTAATCATTTTGAAACTATGAGTTCCTTGTTCCAAAGAAATCTTATGAAAGTGTTCAGTTGGATCTGGACTCTCACTTAGAGATTCTGTTTCTGTAATATCATTGAACAACGTGGCATAAACTCTACTATCATCTGTAGCAAGATTACTATTCAAAGGAAGAACATCTGCTAGTGATTGATCTTTCCAATCAAGAGGAACTCCAGCACCACCATCAACATAAAATGCGTTTACACTTTCAGAAACACTTAGTGTTGTTTCACCTTCAAAAGCACATCCAACAAGAAGATTCGTTCCAGAAGAAGAATATGGTGTCAAACCAGCAACTTTACACGGTCCACTAGAAATAGGAAAATTATTCCAACCTGATGTCAGCAAACAATTATATGTCCAAGCATCTTCAAGGATTTGACCACCATTGAAACAACCATCACCATAAGCAGTTGGGTCAAATGTGCCAGAAAAGGCACCAAAATAAAATTCATATCCTCTCGCGTAAGCATTAGATGCCATTGCTCTACAAGGTGGTTGATTACTTCCAGGAAAGTTACAACCAGACGCTTTTGTTCCTTCCAACCAATCATCAATCGGAACTGTAGTGGCATTCCAATATGCTACTTGTCCAATTGGAGTTGGATCTAGATAAGTTCCAGGAGCATTTACATCAACTTCTGATGTATTTGATTTGATTCTCGTTCTCTTGAACGTTCCAAAGTGCATGTGACCATGGATACCCTGAGAATCAACTACTTCAGAATCAGTTCTTTTACCTTCCGTAGTTCCCCAAGTCCAAGATGGTTTTCCTTTCAACTCAATAGTTTGGGATGAAACAACAAAAGAACCACTGTAGGTTAACTGAATAGTGGTGCCTAATGTTGCTGTTGCTTCAATTCCAACACCAGATCTATTACCCTCAATACCATTCTGTGCTACAACTCTTACAGATTTGTATTGACCAGCATCAGGTCCAGTTGTTGGTTTGGGATATTTTGATCCAAGATCAGGAACAACAAATTGCTCATCACTAAGAGACTGTAATGCATCACCATCAATATTTCGTCTGACAAATTTACCAGACGTTCCTACACCACATATTTCAGCAAGTCTAGGAAAATCTGAGGCATTGTAAATAGATCCATCACATCTCAGATAACCAGAAGGCAATGCTTTTTTATTAGCAGAGCTGTTGATGTCTGGATTTACTTCAACAGGCCAAATAATAATTTGACCTGTAAGATTTCCATATTTTGCTCTTTCTGAAGAGTATAGACTTGCCATTAGTATGCCTTTATCAGATAGACAACATTCAGTGCTGGTTGAGAAGTATCAACAATAATATTTAGAGCATCATTGAGGTTGTCTGGGTTCACGTCACCAATACTAATTGTTGGAACTGGATGTGTTGCTGGTGGATTCAGAGATCCCTTACCCATTGTAAGATCAAAAGATCCGTGGTTGTGAGAAATAAAACTAGTAGCATTCTCATCATTATTTCCAACCGTATTCATTGTTGTAGCAAATGTTCCTTCTTTGAAGGTTACATTATATGTTCCACCAGCAATTGTTGGTAAATTCAATTCAATTGTGTAAACATAATTCGAATCATTATCACCTTCTCGCGTAATCTGAACAATGTAACTACCTTTAGCAAAACATTCAGCGTCAACCATTTGCCATGGGTGAATTCTATCATACTGATAATAAGTTACATCACCTTCTGTATACTCTGTTCTAATATCAGTTCCAACTGGCAGTGTAAATTCAGTTACACCATTTGGGACAGCTACATTACCAACAGTAAAATATAAAGATGGATCTTCTGGGTTATCAGTAACAGCGTTATATGTAGATCCAGTATTCTTACCGAAGAAATTTCTTCTAGATCCAAAGATCATTGGTTTTGGAATAAGACCAGACCATGCTGGAATTGCGTGTGATTTTTCTGGTTCTGTCACTGGAGTTGTGCTAGTAAATCCACCAACGTCAACAAAATTATATGATTGATTTGGTGCTTGTGGACTATTTCTCGTGGGAGTTCCGTCATGCCAATCTGGAGCAGGAACTTGAGACCAATAATCTTTACCAGAATCGTTTACAAAATCTTGGAACTTATCCATGAATGGTATAGTATGTTCGTATTGTTCATCGCCATAATATGCCACCAAAGTTCTACCATTCTGCCACGATGGTGCTTCCTGAGCACTTGGAAGCAAGTCACAAGTATGATTTCTAGAAACAACAGAAGAGCAGTTTGGATGTTCAGTGTTTCCAGATGCTTGAACCTGAGCAGATGTAAATGGTGCTGGTCCGATAAAACTAGCAGATACTGAAGCAATAGAATCAACGTGTGGGTGTGCTGGAGTATGATTGATACCCAACTTTCTGTTCAATGTTGTAATTGACGTTTGGAAGTCTGGATCAGTAATACCAAGAGTTGTATACTTTCCAGTCAATGTGAGTCCTGCTGGTAATGTAAAATCAATATCAGCATTAGCAGACCATACTGTTTTAATTACTTGTGTAGTTCCAAAATCAGATACCAAATCTCCAAACTTTGTTCCGTTAGAGTCAATAACAGTATTCAAGACATTAGTCTGACCTGCTTGATAATCAACCAACCCAAGATATTCTTTTTCCAAATCAACCATGGCACGGTTACTAATGTTGGGAAGAACAAAATCTCCAACATAATCTGGAAAGTCTCCAGTAAAACTACCGCCATATGTGTTGCCAACAATTGATGCTAACAGAGGAAACTCCGCAGCATCTCTTGTGCTTCCATCACATAATTCCCACCCAGCAGGTCTATTGCCAGGTCCAAATCCACTAAATCCGTCCCCGCCCCATGGCATGATGGTGCCAATACGGGCGGTTTTCATCGTTTTGATTGAATTGTAGTATTGTGCCATTTGTATCAGAGTTCGGTGAGCCACCAACCACGGAGGTTGGAAGGAATTGATTGAGCGTTTGGATCACCAGCAGCATCGGTTGTACCAACATAAATTAGTCCGAAGGAAGCGTTTCTTGTTTGAACAATAAGTTCACCGCTATCCCATGCTACTGCGTTGAAACCATTACCAGCTGCGATCTTACTACCAGAAGTATCACCCTGAATTGCTGTAGCAGTTCCATTGATTTTCAGTGCTCTAATTACAACAGTTGTGTCATAAGTTAGATTACCACTAACTTCAACAAATCTAATCATGTCACCAGTTTCAGCATAATCTGGTAGATATAGAACCATGTTAGTTCCAGCAGGGTTATTCAACAAATAGTTGTTATTTGGTTGTAGTGGACTTCCCTGAGTCTGTCCAATTCCAGTAACTGACTGTTCAACATATGTATATCTACGTCCACCATTTCTGGTGAAGTAACGACTAATGCCGAAGGAGTCAATAGAACCATCCTGATAGATCTTGAAGTCTCTTGGACCAACAGTTCCACCAGTTCCAGCACCACCAAGGTTATCAATGTGGAATACTTCAGTTCCAGAGTCACCAGCATCATTTGGAACAACTCTACCTTTTACATATAGTTTTTCACCAACATTTGTATTACCAGTCTCTCCAAATACTTTGAAGTTTACGGTTAGATCACATTCGCCCCATGCTTCGCAAACATCAGCTCTAACTGTGATATCACCGTCAATAAATGCATGACCCTTGAGATACATGCCTGCGTTTGCTGTC